ATAATATTTTATCCTCCGTATTATCTGCCGTTAAGCAGTTTATTCCATGTCCAAGCCCCGACAATGCCGTCGGGGCTTTTTGCGCCTCTGTTCTTCTGATAGCGCTTGACTGCCGCCTCGGTGTTGCTGCCAAAACTGCCGTCAATGGTTATGTATGTTTTGCCGTCGGCGTTGACATATTCGAGCTGTCGGAGCAGTCGCTGAAGCGTTTTGACGGCGGCGCCGGAGCTGCCCTTGTGCAGAACAGGCATTGAGATATCCACGGTTTTCACTTCCTTTATAACAGTCTTCTTCGGTTCTGCGTCGTAGCGGGGATGACCATAGCCGATAATGGTCTTATCGCTGCGCTGATAGACTTTGCGCTTGACCTCGTTGCCACTGTTGCCCTCGATAGTCTCGATGAGGCTATCAGTGACACGAACAACAATGCCGGTGTGGTCGGCTGTGCTGTCGTCGTTCGTGTACTTGAAGAATATTTGGTCGCCGACTTTCGGGGTCATGTCGAGCCGTCCAGCGGCTTTATAATACTTCAACGACCAGCCGCAACCAGCACCGTACTTGCCGGTCTGGCACTCAAGGTATTCGGCTTTGTCTTTGCTTTTGCCGCAGAGCTGATAAAAGCACCAGTCCACAAACTGATCACACCAGTCAAAGCCCTGCTTATTGCCGTTGTAGTAACCGGCTTTGTGTAAGTCCCTTGAATACTTCGTGTAGTTGCCCTTGCCGCTATTCGCCGTTTTGCTGTCAAGGTTAGCGTTTGTCGCTTTCTCGTGATAGCCTATCTCAGCCTCGGCGATTTCGACAAGCTGTTTTGCCGTGTAACCCATGCTTTCACTTCCTTTATAAGAGTGTGGCGGTTGTAAATATTTAAACTGAGCCGCCGCAGTTTCGCCATAAAAAGATAACTTCATATCAAAAGCCACTGGCATTGTGCCTCATGTCGGCACACGCACGGGGCAATTGATGTTATGCAAAAATCGCTTTTACACGATTTCAGGAACTCCTCCTACACATGGCAGGCGAGCGAAAACGCTTTAGCAAACTAAAGTTATTCTCAATTTTGGGGTGTTTTTGAGAATTACACCGTCATTTTTGGGGCTAACTGCGTAAAAACCACGCAAAATTGAGCAGTTAAGTTTCAAGCTCCCAGCCGTACACATCGGGCGCATAAACATTGGCGTTGCTCGTGCAGACATAATGCTTGCCGTTGTAGGTCACCTTGTCGCCGATGTTGTAGGCATCGTGCGCGCCGGTGGGCTGTACCCATTCGGGATATTCGTCAACGCTGACTACTTTCCACAATGCCGGTGTTGCGCTCGGTGCCCAGTCGGATTGTGATGTGTGCGCCTGTATGCATTTGTACAATGTTCCGTTGTACTGCACCCTGTCGTTGATCGCATATGCTTTGCCAACTTCCCACGCAGGGAACAGCTCGACAGCGGTTAATGCTGCTTCATCGGTCATGGTGCTTGCTGCTGTCTCTATCTTGCCCCTGTAGGCTATCGCTTCGGCTCGTGTCATGTCGTCGCACCTCCTGTAATGATTTGCAACGCCTCGGTGTCGGTGATTTCTTCGCCGCCGTCCACAGGTGCGTCAATCTCCGTCCAACCGTCGGTGCTGTCAACTGCGATGCAGTTCCATGTGGTCACGCCGCCATCATTGGTCAGGGCTTTTCCCTCTGCGGCTGTCAGCAGGATGCGCTCATGCGCCACGCCGTTTATTGTGTTTGTTACTTTTCCGATTGTCATGTCGTTCCCTCCGTTTCTACTGTGCTGGTCAGTATTGTGTCGCCAGCCGCAAACTCTGCGCCGTTGTAGGTTGTGGCCTCGGCCGCCTTCACGACTATTGTGTTTGTTGTTATTGTGTTTCGCACTTCGGCCAGAATCGTATCGACATTGTCGCCGATGCAGAAGAATGTGAACACGCCATCAGCAGCTAGCGGGCACAAACTGCCTTTGTAAATAGCTGTGACAGGTTTGCCATTTGCGCCAAGTATTACATTGCGCAAATGTGGTTTAGCCTGATTTAGAGCTCTTGTCGCTGCGCCCGAGTAGCCATACAACCCTCGTGCATTTTCGTGCGTATAGTCAAAGTCGACTTTACAATTTCGCAGGATAGAATCGCCAATAACATCAACCATATCAGGTATAGTGACTGCTGTGATGGAACTGCCAGTAAACGCAAATGCGCCTATCTTGGTGGCGTTTTTTATATTTATCTGTGTAACACTAGCCCCTAGTGTGCTTTCCCACGAATTATGGCCGACGCAGCCTAATGCGTTTTGCGGAATGTCTCCGTAAAATGTCACAATAGTAGGTTTGCCGTCGGTATCATATTCATCAAAAACAATACCATCCGTGATTGTTGCTCCGGCGTCCTTTGTGTTTTCAACGACAATGTCCGCTTCGCAGTATTTACCAGCCGTTTTCAGTGTCTTTGTGCCTGTGTCGGTCAGCTCGGCGATGCTGTTGTTTTTGTATTTGACATTAACGCTCATTCGGTCGCCCCCTCATATTTGGGAAGTGCCGACACGACCTCAGCAGCAATCTCTGCTTTGTCCGCTACCGTCCAGTAGTCCGTGCCTTTGACAGGTGTGTGACCGTCTGCGCCATCTTTCCCGTTCGCACCGTCCGAGCCTTTTGCGCCCTGCTCACCTCGTGAGGGCGTGCCAGTATCGTCGTCGCCGATGTACCAATTGCCGTTAGCGCCGATATGCGGGGTAATGCCATTGATGCCGTCTTTGCCATCTGCGCCTGTGTCGCCTTTATCACCCTTGTCACCTTTGAGGTCTGCTTCGGCTATCAGATTGACCCATGTCTTGCCATTGTCGTTGCTGTACTGGATATACCCGCCGTCAACACGCATTGATATCGATGCACTGCCGCCTCCGCCACTCTGTGCGGCTTCGTTGATAGCTGCGACAAGGTTGTTTTTTGCTTCCGTCTCAAGGTCGCCTAGATCACCTATAATGCCGTTTATCTGCGCCCACACTGGAAGCGTCGGGTCTGCCGACACATCACCGCTGGGGTCTGCGCCCTTGAGCACAATGCCTATAGTGGCGTACACCGTGGGGATGACTAGCTCATTGCCTTTGACCGCATAGATGCCCACTTTGACCACCGTGCCGACAGTGTCCAGCACCTCATGTGGGATGACGCACTCGCCGCTGGGATTGAGCACATCAATGGTGGTCTTGCCGTTGGTAAACACTGCGGTCAGCGTTAGGCCGTTAAAGTCTGTCGAATACTCAAACTCCACCGTCTGCCCAACCATGCCGGAGGTCAGCGGTTCTGACTGCACGCAGCGCCCGCAGGTTTTGTTGAATGTTACTTTTATCATTTTGCCTCCTTAAATAAACCAGAAGCCCGTGATATAGACATCGTAGCCATTAAGACCATCGGTCAGCGGCTGTATGGTTATAGCGCCGGTAGTTTTCGCATATGCCGCTGCGCTCTTTGCGGTCGCCGTGTTATCATCGGTGCCGATTTTCACCGACAAAGCAGCGTTGCTATCCGGCTTGTACGCATCGGCTATGTTGACGATAGTGTAGCCGTAGCCGGTCGTCATTGCGGCGCTTATCTTGCCGTAGATGCGCACGAACACCATGCCGAGCGCTTCGTTATACTTTGCCGTATAGGACATATTGCTTATGCGGCTTGTATTAGCCGTCAGCATCACGGCTTGATTATCCATCCGCTTGCCGTTAACACAGAACCCGTTGGGTGACTTCATATCAAGCTTACCGCTCGCCGTCTCAATGATGCGGCTAGTGTAGTCATCGGTACTGTTGCCATAGTGGAAGTCTATATGCGGCTGTGCGCCATAGACTTCGATTTCGCCGTGTGTAGTGACGCTTTTTGTGAAATGTGCATCCATCGCAACTTCAAAAGCGTCTTTCTCGGAGACCTTGCCGAATGCAATGCCTTTGCCGTTGCTGCGAAAATCCATGATAGGATACGCTGTTGAAATGTCCAGCGTGACCGGCACTGTCGTGAAACAGTCTGCAAGCTCGAACTTGACACTATAGGAATAGTCAGCTGATATTGTCGGTGCTGCTGTATATTTCAGTACCCCGTCAAAGCTCGTCTCTGCCGTTCCGCTTGCAAACTGCGTGAAGCTCGCAGCGTCATACTGCTTGTAACTGATCTTGTATGTCCGAGTATTTTTGTTGTCAACGGATGCAACAGAATACTTTACGCTGATCGCAATTCGCTCACCCTCATCGGAAGCGTTGCCGTTTGTATCTATACGATAAACCTGCATTGATGTAATTTGCGGCGGCGAATATGCAACAACTGTAATGTTTGTTTCTCTGCTTGCTGTGCGCCCTCGGCTGTCAGTCACCGTTGTTTTTAGTGTCACAGTGCCGCTAGCGGTAATGACATTTGATGTGAATGTTGAACCATTATAAGTCGTGGACTGAAGCATAGTCCGATAAGATGAAATTGAGCTACCATGTGCACCCGAAGCGGATATTGCGACTGAAAGGGTTGATTTTCGTTGAACAAAAACTCCGAATTTTTCGGCAATTCCGGCTGTTGCCTCTTTTACAGAAACGCTGTTGATTGTCGGGGCGACGCTTGCCGGTACTCTCACCGTCAGCTTCACTGTCTTTGTTCCAATCAGCGTGCTGCCGTTATAGGTTTTGCAAGTAATAGTGCAAGTCCCGTTTATTGCTTTTGGTATTTGATCTGCAAGCGACAAAGGCGGTGTAAATGTCCTTGAGGTGTCCTGCGCTGCCGGACTGCTTATGCCGGAGGTCTGCCCTGTAAGCGAGCCAAACGAATATGAAAGCCTATGTGTGAAGCTAGTCGAGGCTCTATCGAGCGTTATCGTAACAGTGCCCCCCATATCCACGCTTGATGCCGAAAGCACAGGCGTTGTCGCCCTTGGAATGGTATCAAGCGTTACCTCTTGACCAATGGTAGTTGAACTGAGGCTTGTTCCGCTAATGCTGCCGGAAGCTGAGATCGTTATGCTCTTGCTGCCGTCCGTTTTGTGGTAAACCCTCGTCTTAGCGGTCAGTGCAGTCGTGTTTGAATTATGGGTGATCTCAATATATTTAGAGCCGGTGGCTTTTGTGCCGTTAATGGTTATTGAGCCGTTCCATGTGCCGCCGGTCGTGTATCCTGTATTTGTTCGGCTGTATGTCAATGTTGCCGTGATATCGGAATAATTGCCTGAAACGCTTTGTGTTGCGCTCCAAGTTATTTTCGGAACGATATATTCATTATTCGTTGAGCCGGTAAAGCTGCCGCTCTTAGCCATTATTTCACCTTCTTAAATGACAAGTTGCCGTTCTGGCGGGGAATAAAGCCGAAATTGCCAAGCACCAATCGGCTCAAAAACTCGCCGTCGGTTATGTAAAGCTTGTTGCTGCTGATATACGCTACTTCCATATCATCGCTTAGGAACGATATACGGTTATTATCTAGCCGAAGCTTTATATTTTCGCCGTCATCGCTGCTGCCGATCTCCAAGCCGTCCTTACTAAACCTAAACCATTTGTCTAAGTAAGTAATTTCGGATGTGCCGTCGGCGTTCGGAGACCCTACCGCTAAGGCCGTAGCGTTCACATAGCCATCGGATGTTAGGGCAATTTGGCTAACGGTCTTGCCGCCATCGGTGGAGAAACCCAAGCCGCCCGTCGACATTATCCACATCTTTTTGCTTTCGGCGATAGTTGAGGCATCACGCAGCGTCCAACCTGTCGGGAAACCATCCTCGTCATAGGTTATTTCATAATAACCGCCCTTAGCACCTACTATTTTTTCGGTCGCATTGCGGAAGCTTTCCGTTATGCTGTTATACACTCGCTCTATCTGCTGCGAGACAGGGTTTTTTACATTGTAGTCTTTGTCGCCTACGGAATAGCAGGTAGTCTCACAGGACATGCCGCCCTTTATACTCAGTACCTGTTCCATGACGAACACCGGCAGTGCCGTTATGCCATCCTCACCGATAACGCTCAGAATGTCACCGGCTTCGACCGATGGGTCACCACGCCACTTTAAAGTGCATGGCTGCATCGGCGTGTTTTCAACAAGATCAAGTACGGTCTCTGCGACTTCTTCGGTGATGTAGGGATTTACAAATGTGATGCTTGTTCCGCCTCCGGCAGTGATGACATTATTCTCTGTGCCGGTGGTTATGCTTTGGATAGCAAATGTATCGCCTGTAAGCTGCAAGCCGTTCATTTGCTGCGTGTCGTGCGTAACGGTCAAGCCGCTTTCGGTGTACCACACGAACACGAGATTGCCCACAGCGTCAAATTTGGCATTGCAGCCTATCAGACCGGCAAGCCAGCCTAATTGTTCTCGGTAGCTGCCCGCATAGGCGGTCTCTATTTGAATTTCCGGCAAAGTCACCACGGGTGCGGTCAAATTCGTCTGCTCGCATATATCCGCAAGTATCTGCGCCGGTGTTGCCGGAAACTCGATAGCGGGGATATAGTCCCCCGCCAGCGAGGCCATGCGGTCATAGCCTGTAACTGTGACCCATAGCCTGCCGGTTTTCTCTACTCCATCCAAGGGGATATAAAACTTACCTTTCGGTACATAAACGGTCTCGCCGTCAACATCAATGCCCACATAAGGTACAAAATAACCGTTTCTGAGCGCAAGCCCGTCCTGTACATACATGGTCAGCTTGCAGCTTGACGAAAACGCCGAGCCGACGGTCACGCCGCCCGATGCTCCGAATTGCTCGGTCACGATAAGCTCCTGAAGCTCGTCCGAGCCTAACTCGGTCTCACCATTGAACACAGCTTTTATGTATATAGTGTCACGCCCCAAGTCCGAAAACGCATCGTGAAAATCTTGCGTTACTGTGTACATATATCACCTCTCGATGAAATTCATAGACAAACTCTCCCACAGCCAAACGCCGTCGATGAGACTGTACATCGGAGATGTTCTGTCTCCGACATACGCCGTCATAGTGCGCATCGCTCCCAACTTAGCATCGGGATAGGACACCGTAAAAAACACATCGTCAACAGCGTTCAGCAATGTTGAGCACTCTGCCATGCTGAGCGGCGGCCATTCAAGGGTCAGCTTTCTTTTCGTGGCTACTCTGTCACGATACAAATCGCCCGATTGATTTCGACCTGTGCTGTCAGCATCGATATCGGACAGCCCCCATGTCATGCTTGCGGGGTCTTTAAGCGGAATAACTGTTCCGTCTTTCTTTGTTATTGTTAAAATCGCCATACTGTCTCCTTACGCATACAGCGGCGATGCGCCGGTAGTACGAACTACCTTATTGTTCTCGTCGACAACGATCTTGAAAAGCGTCTTACCGTCACACTGAGCAACGACCGTGGTATTACGGTTGCCTGCGCCGTTTCCGCCGTTTGCGTTTCTGACAGCCTGATAAACACCGGCTGAGATAGCCTCGACTATCTGATCATTATTGGCAACTGCGGCTCTGCGGCCGATGCTGCCGACCATTTCTGCACCCGCCTCACGGGCGATGAAAAGCTCACCCTCATCGGGGAAGCCGCCTTGCGCATACCATTTTACTGAGAGCTTTGGCAAACTTGTGGGCAAACCAATTGCATCTAATACCTTTGCCATCCATCCCGAAGCAGGCTGGGAAGACCACGAAAAATGCGGCATCTTGAACTTTAAATCCATGTTATTAAACATGTTCTTTATCGGGCTAATGACATTTTTCTTAAACCAATCTTTGACTGTTGACCACTTTTTGATAATGCCGTTTTTTAAGGATGAAAACACATTCGAGGTGTTTTCTTTAAAACGCTCAAAATTCCCTTTCAATGGGTCTATGACATTCGCACTAAACCATGAACTAACAGTATTCCATGCATATTCGCTGATGTTTTTGGCCAGCTGAAACTTTTCCACTATATCATTCTTAACATTCTCAAAGCGTTCCGTTAATGGCTTCGTAACATTTTTCTTAAACCACTCCGAAGCCACTATCCATATTCCCTTTACAGTCATCCAGCAGTCTCTAAAAATTCGGCTTATGGTATCTCCGACCGTGTTGAAGGCATCTTTTATGCCATTCACAATGTCAGGTATCGAAACGCCGAGCAGAGTTTCTCCTAAATCAGAAACCCCTTGGATAACTCCTTTGACCCATTCGGTGAAAGACTTTGTAAGCGCTTTGACAACTCCCGAAAATATTTTTTTAATACCTGAGCCAAATGTTGAAAACGACTGTTTCACGAGTTCCAAATCGCCGGTGAAAACGCCTTTGAAAAACTGCCCAATTCCTTTAAGCGCATCAACAACGCCTGTTATGGCCGTAATTGCTCCGTCAAAGAACTCAACCAAGCCATTGATCAACCCAGTCAGACCACCGCCAATTACAGTGATTACAACTCCGCCGATGAAATCCATCAATTTTCCAATGGTGGATTTAAGACCTTTCCAAAAGCCATCAACCCAGCCCAGCTTTTTACCCAACAAATCCAATTTGTCGTTTACCGCCTGTAAGCGCTCGCTGACTTTCAATTTATCTAAAGAGTTGGAAAATGCTGCTTTGATATCGTCCCACCGTTCAATAAGCGTTTTGATGGTTGCGATAATAACCGTCAAGATCACTGCAAACGGGCCAGCAACTTTACTGGCTGAGCCTAATACAGCTAAAAATCCTTCTACGCCGCCGCCTGCTACATTGAATTGCAAAGCCACTCCGGCCAACGCTGCTGCGAGTTTTGAAAAGATAGCCTGTCCCGCTCCCGAAGCTGCAAATGCGGCAAAACCACTTTTCAGCGCCGTAACAGCAGTGATAACACCTTTGCCGATTTTCCATGCTGCAAATCCGGCTGCAATAGCCAATACGATTTTCAATATCGGCGCAAGCTTTTCCTTTAGCTCGCTGACATTCTTATTCAGCTCCTCGCCAAGGAAATTGTACTCGGGCAGCTCAAAGCCAAAACCACCGCCGCCGGATGCACCTGCACCCGAGCCGCTGCCGCTTGAGTTAGAGGGCATAACATTCAGCTCGTCAAAACCGGCAAGGTACTTTTTAAGCTCTTTTGCCGCTGAGCTTGCATTGCCCAGCTCATCCGTTAGCCCACCGGCGCTTGATGTTGCGTTATCAAGCCCCGAGTAATCGATTTCGGTCAACTGAAATCCGAACAGCTCAGCTATGGCATTCGCAATATCCCTGATGACCTGCAAAACAGCAATCGCTACAGGCAGTATCTTGTTGAGTATAGGAATGAATATGTTACCTATTGCTCTTGCTGCCATAGTGAACTGCGCCTGCAATATTCTGAGCTGGTTTGCCGGTGCTTCAAGCGAGCGAGCCATGTCGCCCTGCACCACGGTGTTCTGCTTCATAAGCGCAATATAACGAAGCTGAACTTTCTCGGCTTCCGTCATTGTTGAAATATTCCTGTTAAAGCCCATTTCAACAGCTAACTGAGCAAGCCCAGTATCGCTTAATGCGTTTTCGAGTTCTTTGTAATCCTTTGAAACCGAAGCAACAACTTCCTTGCCGTAAAGCTCCTGCAAACTATTCTGTGAAAGAGCATAGCCCAATCTGCGGACAGGCTCTAATTCGCCCGACATAGCAGACTGCAATTTCTGCATAGCATTTTCGGTAGAGATGTTGAAAAATGAGCTTATATCATAGCCGAGCTGCGTTAGGTTTTTGCTCATCAACGCAGCTTTGTCACTCGTAGTTCCCAAACCTGTAGCAAGCGTCATAAAAACGCCCTGATTACGCATCCACTCGGCAGGGTCAATACCCATGACCTCGGACACATTTTCGGCGTATTCCTGCGCCGCTGCCGCATACTTTCCCATGGAAGCTGTGAACAAATTCAAGTCTTCCTGATACTTATTAGACAGCGTGATAGCCTTGCCTATCCAACTCGCAGCAGTGCGCAAAGATACAATAAATCCGCCCAATTTCAGCGCGCCGGTCGCTTTGCCGAAAGCGCCTACACTTTTGCGCCCCTGCTGGGTGCTGGTAATGAGCCTTTGTATCTTGGCGGGGAACGCCGAAAAGCCGTTGGAAACCTTCTGCATTTCATCCGCTAACGGCTTCATAGCCGCTGTCAAGTCCTGCATCTGCTTTGTGAACTTGTCCATGTCGACTTTTTCAAGCTCCTGCGTCACCTCGGGGAGCTTTTTAAGCTGATTGATAAATGTGGTCAGCCTTGATTTGCCGAGCTCGGAAAGCGGTCTCAGACCATCCGCAAGCCCGATGAGCTTGTCTTTGGTGTCGGTGTTTACACCGTTAAGAGCGCCGCTTATAGCGTTTATCTGATTGGCGATAGAAGCAGATATTGTGACCTTGCCTACATCTCTGAGGGTCGCAAGCCCGACCGCAAGCTCTCTGATCTTCACGCCCGCCTCAGAGCTGTTGAAGCTCTTTGATGCATTGCTTATTTGGCTTATCCCCGTGGCAGTTCTACTAAGTCCGCTTGTGCCGCCGGAGGTCGCTTTTTTTAATCGTTCAAGTGTGGTGCTCAGTGCTTCCATGCCTTTAACAGCTGCGGCGCTGTCATTGACGATCTGAAATTCCAAGCCCTGTAGTTCGACATTATCAGCCATCGGGCACACCACCTTTGTTTTCAAACTTCTTGTTGTTGGACATCATAAATGCCAACATAAAAGCCTTTGCTTTATCATTTTGCTTTTCCTCGACCTGCTCTTTCTTCTCCGAGCTGTCGCTTTGGACATACAGCTCATAAGGCTTATCCCTATAAGGCGTGGGCTTAGTGCCTTTCTTGGCAAACGCCCGTAATACCGGGGCGGCATCAAGCAGCGCCTCATAAAAATATGCGCCATGCAACCACGCATCTTGATTTTTCAAATCTCGTTTTATCCGTGCCGCACGGCGATAGTATTTGACCAGCTCGCAATCCTGTTCCCAATACTGCTCATAGGTCATGCCTATAGACAGGTAATAAGGAAAAAGCTCATAAAATTTATCTGTGTAAGCAAAACGGGGGCTGGGGCTTTGTCCGCCGCCGCCCCCATCATTTACGGAAGATTGGCCGCTTACCAGCCAGCCTTCCAACTCGGGTTTCCCGCTTCGTCTTCATGCTGCTCGGGCTCATCAAACAGAGCCATAAGCGGGTCATTGTACATCTCCACAAGCGCACCGATAAGCTCGTCCTTGTGGTTAAGCTTTGCGTAAACATCGTCGATGACATCACGCTTTACAAAACGATGATGGGCAAGGAACGCACCTGCAAAGAGCGCAGGCAAAAGCGTCATAGGCTTGCGATCCATGTCGGAAATGACAAAGCCGTTTTTCTCCATCATCTCAATTGTCTTTCGTGTATACTCCAGCGTATAGGTAACGCCGGTCGCAGGGTCGTTGATAGTAAGCTGTTTTGCCATAATGTAACCTCCTTACGAGCCCTCAGCGAAGTTGATGACCGTGGACGGAGCAATAGATACCGTCATGCCCACGACCTCGTTTACACCACCGCCGTTAGGATAAACGGAAAGCTCGCCGTCAAAGCTGAACTTGCCGTTGTCGCCGGTGGGAGTTACATTGCCCGATGCCTCTGTGCCGCCAAACCATACTGCGTAGCTGGCCTTTTTGCCCTCAAGCGCCTTGAGCGTTTTGAAAGTGGCCATATCGTAGTTTGCCGTGAAAGTCAGACCGTCAAGGGACTGAATACCGGCTATGTAGGTCTGCATTTTGTCGCTCAGCGTGGTGGTCTCAAGCATTTCGGGCTCGCCGCCGAGATCGGGAAATTCCTTTATATCAACGAGCTTTGCCCATGTGTCGCCCGTGTCCCCCTTCTTCATAAGGAAGACCTTATATGTGCTTATTGCCATTGATTACCTCCTGTAAATGTTCGTACCGTCCGTTTCTGCCCTGTAACGGGCTACGAGGCGGTAGATCGTTGCGTTTTCCAAGTTTGGAACAGGCGCAAGTGAAATGCGTCTGAAATTCTTTTGATACATGAAAGTGTCGATGAACGAGATGATCTCTCGGCACTCGGCTTTCTTGGCAGTGCTTTTGTTTGAATAAACATTCACCTCGTACATGAGCGTCGCAAACGCCTCGGTATCGCTGCTGTCCAAGTGCGCCCGCGTGGTGAAGTTGTCCTGTTCCACGATGCTCACATAAGGGAAGCCGCTCGGAGCATTCACATATTCACCGCTGACGGTCAAGCCGGAGAACTTGCCTCTAAGTGCCTTAGCAATGGGAGTGTAAATTTGGTTTTCGATATCTATCATTTGAACACCTCCTCTGCCAGCGCCTTAAATCTCGCCTCAAGCTCTTTCGTTGTCTCGTACATCGACATATTTGCGGGGTTGCCGTGGGTTATGACGACCGTTCTGCCGTCACTTTTGACGACCTCTTTGCCGTTAGTACCGGCCTCACCGTAATAGCCCCAAGCGTTTTGTTTGCCTTTGCCTGCGCCGTAGCCGCCACGGGTCATCCCGTGGTCTTGGGCTTCGGGGTGGTTATCCGCATAAACGATGCCCGTGCCAAACTCGATGAAAAGCGTTGCGTTGCCGGTAGCCACAACAGCTATGGCGTTTTCGCCCCGCTCCTCTATTTGGACATCTACATCGTTCGTGCCGTCATATATAGCCGTGCTGAATTTCACACTGGCTATCTCTATGCCCAGCTCGCCCAAACGCTCAAGAAACACCCTCGCTCGCTGTTCTTGCCAAGCTCTGTATTCCTTAAGCGACTTTTTCAGCTCGTTAATTCCGGCTACGGACAGCGGTACACTGACCTTTTTCATGACACATCAACCCTTTTGACGGCGTAGGCAATAACATTGAGCGATTTGGCAACACGCTTGACCACATAATCAAAAAGCGGATTGCCCTCTGCGTCATACTCCGGCTTTTTGTCGATAAACAAAACCGTTGTTTCCTCAATAGGACAGCTCATGTCATCAACGACGATGACCTTGTCATACCCCGCAAAATTGCCGAATTGCTCGACCTGCGCCGAGCCGGTAGCCGAGGATATGTTACCTTTCATTTCGACAGCGTCCTTGTAAACGACCGCCGATCCGACTTCATTGCCATACTCGTCCTCAACCGTTTTCGTTCGGTCAAAAAGCTGATACCAAAAAGGCGTTTTATTCCGTTCCAGTATCTTCATTCCGGCCTCCGATGGGTGATGCGAATGGGATAATGTCTCGTAAAAGCGCAGAGGGAATATCGGCATTTTCATAAGTGCGAGTAATTCCATTTTCACTATGCGCCGTCTGACCCTCTGCGCCTCGTTTGTTGAGCAGGTAAGCAGCGATCTCAACTTGAACAAAGCCGTACTGTTCGGGGACGACCTTTACAGTGCGAGAAAACGGATATGCTTTGCGGCAGATCTTGTCGCCCGCAATGCCGAGATAGGTAATGAGCGCTTCCTCGTTTTCCTCGCCGGTCATACCTCTGAGCATCACCAGCTTGTCAACATCCGTCATGCTGCTTACTCCTTTCTACTGTGCGTTTTATTAAGTGCCGGTAGCCTGCGACTTAAAATCGGCTGCGTTTGCAACGAATACGCTGCGGCTGTAAGTAGGTGCGGTGAACTCGGTCGAGATGCCGGTAAACTTGCCGTGATACCACTCGGGACCGTGGTCAAGGCCGATCTGACCAAAGAGCTGGTACTTCTCGCCTGCGCCGGTCTTTGCAAGCTGCTCAAGGAAGAAGTTGCCCTTGCCAGGGACAGGCTGGAATACAGGTGCGATTACATCGAGGTTGAGAAGCAACGCAGTACCGGCGGGCAGGTACTCGCCGAGATACAGGTAAACAACACCGATAGGTGTCACAACACTCGAAAGAGCAATGCCGTTGATCTCACGGGACGCAGGCACTACGGACAGGCCGTTCTGAACTGCATCTGCATTGACTTGGAACATCGTGGTCGCATCGCACCACAGGCACAGACCGTTAGTGGGGGCGTTCTGACCATAGATTTTCTTGACCATGTCTGCAATATCCCACAGGCCGAGAGGCTTAGATGCCATTGCGGTCTTATTGGTGGTTATTGCAGTGACGAGACCACGGGTCTTGTTGATGGTTGCGTCGGTGGTTGCCTTGTTATAAGCGCCGTTAATGAAGGTGTACTCGATATCCGCATTGATCTTCATCATCTTTGCGGCGACCTGAAAATCGAGCTCGTTTATGGGGTTAGCCTGCTGATTTGCGATATTGATGCCGCTCAGAGTGCCCATGTTGGACATCTTGCCGTAGGAAATGCCCACGCTTTCCTGGAAGATCTGAGTTACATTCGTGTTCTGACTACGGGTCACTACGGTTGCGTCAGGCGCAGTAAGCGATGCAGTCTCGCTGATAGCAGGCTGAGTGCCGCCGCCGCTGGTAAACTCCTGACCGGTAACGAACTCGACATGATTAGTAGTCTTTGCTCTGCCGCCTATAATTGAGGACAGCGGAGTTCTGACATTGCCTTTATTGAAAAGCATTCCGGAGTAATTAAGCACTCCGAAACTGGTAGCAAAAGTATCTGCCATTTAGTGATAGTCTCCTTTATTCTTTCTTGCGCTCCGCCTCGGCCTGAGCCTTTAGGCGGGTGTAGTACGCAGCAGCCGTGATATCACCGCTTTTCTGCGCATTTGCGATTTTCTCATCGTAATTCTGCGGGTCGACCTCGCCCTGCCCGGGGGTAGGCCTCGGGGTCTTTTTAAGAGCGTCCGCCTTAACTCTTTTTGCGTAATCATCAAGGAACTTCTGATTGTTCGCAAAAACCTTTTCACTGTTTCCGGCAGCCATCGCCTTAGCTGTGTCCTCAGCAAGCGCTTCATCGTAGCCCTGCGCAACGAATTTTGCCTTGTACTCGCTGATTTTTTTACTTGTTCGGAGTTCCTCGAGCTCGGCTTGCATCTGAGCGAGGCTGTCTGCCTGTTCCTGCTTCTTGCGCTCGTCCTCGGAAAGAAGCTCATTGTGCTTTTTCTTCCAAGAGGCAGCCTCGGAATTAGCTTTAGACGCTGCGGATTTGTACCTTTCAAGCTCTGTTGAATTATCGTTATACTCGAATTCCTCAAGAGCCTTGATTTTTTCATCAGCAGTCATGCTTTCATAACCGTCGATGGTGCTTGTGTCGATTTTTGCCATGATGATTACCTCCTGCGTTTAACAAGGCTGTTCACTCAGCACGATTTTCTGTTTTTGATAGGGTTGTCTCCCTTTTGCGATTTGTTAAAGCGGTTTCCCTACCGCTAATATTCCAAACGGCATAACGCCACTTGTTTGCTTCTTTCTCCCGCCTTTCTCATTCGGTGCAAATGGCGAGCTTTCATGGACGCTCCGCAGAGCCCAAGGGCGGAGGAGAGGGAGAAAAATGAAGAAAAGAAAAGAGGCTATCAATATCTTTTCGATATCGATAGCCCCTAGTTGGCTGTTCCTAATGCCCTATGCAATAGGCTTTTCATATTTAGTTTTGCTTTTGATTTCCCAAATGCAAATTTTGTTGTTCTTTACGCCGATCTCAATTTTGCTGCGCTGGCTCAGCGCCTGTTCTATTACCGCTACCATCTCCGGCGTTACCCGAAGCACCGGCTTTGTTTTCATTTCCATCGGCGTTCACCTCCGCAGCCTTTCTTTGCTGTTGTTCCATATAATCCTTGCTCATCCTATAGGCAAGCTGCGGATCGGAAAACATGCCGCAGTGGGTAAAGGCGAGCACCGGCGCAATTTGGGGATTGCTGAGCATTTTGACCAATACATCAGCTTTTTGAGCGATATTCTCATAATTTCGCCTTGTAAAGCGAATTTCAACATTGGAAAGCTTCAAGGTGAGATCGCTCAGGTCTCGGCAAATGCGCAGCAAAAGCTTGAGAAATTCCTTTTCTGACTTCTTGAAAACCAGCTCGGTGTCCTTTGCCCTTGCCTCTGCCGACGACCAGCCGTCACGCATGATGACCGCTGTGCCGGTATCGGAAGTGGACGAGCCGCCGTTTCTGTTCGGCATACCGCAAATGGTCAGCACCGTTTCATACATACTGTCAACGAGCGTCTGAGTTTGCGTCTGATTCATTTCCGAGGTGAGATAATCGATCTCCGCCTTGGTTTGCGGGTCAATATCCTTGAACTTGATAGCGCCCTCACTGCGGAGATTAGCGAAATCCTCATTGGAAATGTCGACATTGTGGAAAAGCATGAGCGCCTGTACAAACTGCTCCACACCATCTAAGCGATTGCTTTCGGTGGTATTTATCGCATCCAATAGCGGAAGCACAATTTCAAAAGCGCCGAGCCTTGCGGAATTGGCGGGGTACTCGATTATGGGAATACCGAGTATCTGTTCCTCGCTGCATGTGATGACCCCTAAATTTTCAATTTCGTAATAGTGGGTCTCAGTGTAGCAGGAATATACGACCGTGCCATCTTCCTTAGTTATGTACTTGACCGCCATTACAGGCGGATTGCCGAGAGCGCTGGAATAGATGACAAAGGTAAAGCGGGGGTCAAGCGTGAAAATCTCGAACGGGGCTTCGTCCTCGTCCAAGTCGACCTCGACATCCGGCAAGACCATACGATAAGCCGTGCCGCAGATATGAAACCAATCTGCAAGCTCCTTGTCCTTAGCGGCCTTGTCCTCGGATATCACATAGCTGTTGAGCAGCAGCACCTTTGAGGTCGTTTCCTCGTCATCGTCTCTGCTGACATACTGGACAGGCTCACCCATAAGATATCCGACCTTGAACGACACGATCTCGTTAGCCCTGTTCTCAACTATCCTGTTGCAGATCTCCGGCCTAACATCTTTCTTGCGGTTGATTATCGGCTGGTCTCCACGGTAATAGCGATACAGATAGTTAATATTTGCGCTGTTATCCAAGTGTGCAATTAGCGCCTTTTTCAAAACACTGACAACATTCCCGTCATCAATTTCGACAACATCGGTATAAATAACTCGACGACCGAATAGCATATTAGCCGCTATTTGCAACACCCCCTTTTTATATTCCCTACATTATTATATATAATGTATGAAGTCAAGCAAACACACACAAAGTTGCGTTTTATCATAATATTTGGAAGCCAAGTGCGCTAACAAGGACGCTTGAAAACCTCGATTTTTGCACCGTTTAGACTTTGAGCAAACTATCTGTAGCTCCTCTGATTTGCTCCTTTGCCTTTAGAGGGTGTCATGAGTGCTTTTTGATAGGCATAAATAATACCCCCCCTCAAAACGGTCTCTTCATAATTTCCACTTTTGCCATGCGAAATGTTTCTGAGTAGTCGACCAGCATTGCAATACTGTCAACCACATCGTCATTTTTGTTTTTTCCAGTCATTGTATAACTACACATCATATTCAACGCAAGCCTATACTCCTTATTGTCCTTATAAGTGCTTTCGTCTTTAAATAGAAAGTGCTCTTTTGCGTACCCAGCGGCAATAATTATTCGAGTTTCCTTGTTTGTTGTAGAAAACTTGGTGGTAATCTTTGTTCGACCGCCTTTTTCCTTTATGCACTTTTGCACTTCTGCTGCAATACGCCCACCAGCTGAATTACTTTCAAACCTTGCTGCTTGAACTTTATGCTGCAACAGTTTTGAAACCAATCTTGCCTCTACCACTTCCGGCGCAGAATTGTCGCAAACAAAATCCTCAATGTAATAATCATCGCCATACTGATACGCAATAGGCATAGCGCAGTAGTCCGTGCCTCTGTCCTTTGTGTCGCATACCGCAATGATTGCGTCAGGCTCTTTATCGGGCAAATCGAAGTACCGACGCAACTCGTTTTCGTGATACAAAAGTCCTTCCCTCTCTATAGGCTGGTTCATGTACAGCGCTTTCCAGCTAACTGTGTCCATAATGTCTCGCTGTTCTCGATAAAATTTAGTAGTAAACCCCACACCGTATTCATAATCGAAATTGCTTTCGTCGTTCCCGTCCATAGCCGGAAAACGAATGAATTTAGCCCGTGGGTTATTCTCATACTCCCGCTCTAAGCGGCCTATAACATCGTGTACGCTCCACCGAGTGGCGATATGAAGCTCCTTGCATTTGTCTCCGATTTTACGCTGTCTCAAGTCAGTGGTATAAGTCTCCCACAGCTTATCAAGCCGCTCCTTGGAAAGTGCGACCTCAATGCCCGAAACCAAGTCATCACAGTAAAGCAAATTTGCCGCACGAAACAGACCGGCGTTTCCTGTACCTATAGAGGTGAACTCTAGCGTCTCGAAGCGCTGCCGCTTATCAAGGTCGATGCGGCAATCCTTAGCATTAGTATTGCTGACCTGCACATCGGGAAATACATCATGCCAAAGATACTCCCCCTGTGCGTCAAACATTCTCAAGCACTCATCATACACGCCACGAACAAATGAGTTTGAGTGGCTGCCGGTAAGATTGGGGTGATTGGGATCACGCCCCGCTATCCATGTAAGCAAGAAAATAGCGAGGGTGGTCTTGCCCACGCCGGGCGGCAAGCTCACAGCCAGCAAATCAAGCTCATCATCTCCGCAAAGAGCCTGTAAGGCATCGACCACGGGCTTAAGCTGTTTCTTCCTCGGCTGGTAAAATCGCTTGCTCGCTTCCCTATCGAGCTCCATGTATGTCAAATAGCTATCAAAATCGTGCGGCGCTTCAAACAGCAGGCATTTTCGCCATTGCTCGTAAAACGCCGCTTTATTTGCGCTCACCCGAAGCTGCGCAGCGCACTTAGCCTTTAGCGCCTTATTGGCTGCGTGGGCTGCGGCAAAATCTTCTGTCTCCCACGCCCTGCAAAGCGAAAACAGGTCATTATACGCACCTTTATCATCGGGGCTTTTCACAATCGCAGAATTTATAGAGCCTGCGATCTTTTCATAATCCATATTTATTCCTCAAATAAAACAAAAAAAGGGCTACCCATGTATTTCTACACGGATAGCCCCTTGGCTGTCACCCTTGCCCTCGCAAGAGCCTACTTTATAAAATTCTCGGTATCACATACGCCAATAACAGCGCTATGGCGAATATAACGATAAAGCATTCAATTATGTAAGCGATAAACTTCATTCCATAACCAACTCACAATCTGACCAGTAACCGGCACTACCACACTCGCCAATAAAGGTGATCGTGTCACCAACTTTGACGGTCTTCAAATTTTCTTCCTGCTCCTTCTCAAACTCAGCATAGAAGAAAACAATTGTCTTGCCGACCTTTTTCTCAAGTGTAAGCATAGCGCCGCCTGTAAGATTGGCCAAGCCGTCAGTGGTCATGCCGTTGATTTTGGCAGTCACCTTATAGCGATTTCCCTCGTAAAGGTCATCAGCTACCAACTCATTTTCTTTGTATGCCTTGTAAATTTCTTCAAAAGTAGCAGTGCCAACGGCGTTTTCCTCGCCTTGTGTGGATTGTTCGGAATTTGCTTCGGATTTTTTGCCGTCATCTTTATTATTTGTTTTGGTTTTCTCAGCAGGCTTTTCTAATTTTTCAAGAACTTCGGTCTTCTCATAACCGCAGCGACTACATATCATTACAATTTTGCCGTCGTTTTCATAAGTGGGATCGACTTGGCTTACATCTTGCATATCATGTCCCAAACATTTGATCTCCTTAGTTAAGTCTCGGCCGCACAAATCGCAATGATACTTTTCATATCCGTCAACCGTACAACTCGGCTCTTTAGTCTCAACAAGCTTATCCTCATGCTTACACCATGTGATTGGCGAAGTAAGTACAGCAATTGTAATAACTGCCGCCAATGAAACCCAGAACCACTTAAACCAACTCATTTTAGGCTTCTTTCTAACCTTCCGAACAATCCAAATAATCAACAAAACAGGTGCGGCTATTAATCCGAGAACAGCTATAAGAGAAAAAATAATAGAAACTGTTTGCATGACAACATCTCCGATCCAATCTATAGTATCTTTCTCGCTTATGCCATGTGTACGACAAACACAACATATGCAGCACCTATCTATTACCATTGTACCATAATCTTGGTCTTTTGCAAGTGTTTTGAGTAAATTGGCTGCGGATTGTTATGTCTGAGTTAAAATCGGCTCATGCGTGTGCTCGCAGCTTTCTTCGCCGTATTTATAATTACCTAAGTAAGTGCTTTTGTTTGCGAGAATGGTTTGAATAGCAGAATGCTTAAACATATTGCCTTTTTTGCTCCGATAGCCCATCTCATTCAGAATATCAGCAATGCCCTGTAAAGTCTTGCCTTGTGCCTTTAGCTCAAACACCTTGCGGACAATTTCGGCTTCCTCCGGCACAATTACGAGCTGCCCATTTTCAGCACGATATCCAAGAGGCGGCTTACCTCCTGCATATCCGCCCTCTCTTGCGGTTGCATACCTGCCCATTTTTGTGCGGAGGGCAATGTTTTCGCTCTCCAACTGATTGAATGAAGAAAGAATACCGATCATCGCTCTACCCCAAGGAGTAGTGGTGTCTAATGTCTCGTTCAAGCTGGCAAGGTCAACACCATTGTTCAAAAGGCTATCTTCGATAATCGTCAATGTATCTCGCTGCTTCCTTGAAAGACGGTCTAGTTTGAAAATAACAATTGCATCAACTTCCCCGTTACGAATATCTTTCAGCATCTCCTGTAGCGCAGGTCTGTTCATGTTTCGCCCCGTATATCCATTATCTTCATAGGTCTTTATATACCGCCAGCCCTTGCTCTCAATAAACGCCTTTGCCATTCGTTCCTGCTCGGGGAGTGACACCTTGCCGTCTTCTCCCTGCGCATCGGTAGAAACCCTTGTATAAACGCAAGCCCGTTTCATTTCATACATCATTTTCGTTTCCTCCGCTTATCTCTTTTTCTGCATAATATCACAATTACAGTTATATGTCAATGGTTATTGTAATTTTATTTACGATAACCTTTGTTTTTTACTTCGATACAATTTCAAAAACTGCCTTTTTTATTTTTCGGCGATTTTCAAAACCACACCTTGCCACTAACAGGCAAATCGGGTCTTTTTGCGGTTTGGGTACTCGAACAGCTAACCCCGCCGCCCGTTCCGTCCGCATATTCCCCATTCCCCCCAACGAGCACCGGCAGCACCTGCAACAATGCATTTTTACAAAAATTCAAGAAAAATTGTAAGAACGCTATTGACATTACTATTATTTTATGTATAATTGTAAATGTAAATTACGAAACCGGCACGAACGAAGGACAACACCAGGCAGCGGGCAGCCGGACAGCCTGCGCAAGACCTGCACGGGTGGAGCTGTACACCCCACAAAACAGATAAACGCCGCAGCCCCTGCGAGCCTGGGGAAAAAGAAAAAGCGCCCCGCAGCACAGCAAGCCACACGGAGCGCACCGCCAAGGAGAGCGGCAAATAAATTATAAGGCCGTCTCCGTGAAAAATCAAGGAGGAAATAAAACAATGAAACAATATTTCAATGTAACATTTCAGTATTCCGAAAACGTGTATTGTGCGAATATCGCCCACGCTGAAACCGCCGCAGATGTAGAAGCCTATTATAGCAGCAAATATACATGGGTTAGCGTATCGCCCGCCGCTGATTATGATGTAGAGGAAGCCCGCCGCCGTGGTAAGCCGATTGTAGAAGTAAACCCGCAGCCCGTGGAAAAAGCAAAAGAAGAACGAGAGGAAAAGACAATGACGATTTACGAAAAGATCAATACAGCGTTGGAAGCCCGTAAAGATCGCAGCGCATGGGACAAAGGCGTTACCCTTTACGCCTTCGAGCTGGTGCAAGAACTCGAAGAGCGGGCAGAGTACGAGGGGCGAAACCCGGAGCCCGGCGCAGAGTGTAAATTGTGGATGCTGAACGGGGCGAGTGATTGGGACGCCTACAGCTGGGGCGGCTCTTCCCTGATCTATAATTCTGATATTGCGGAGCGCCTTTGTTGCCCGTCCGAACTCAGAAAAACCCACTACGGCGAGCGCAGACCGAACAGCAGAGAAGAATGGCTCGACACGCAAGCAAGAGCATTGCGCCAAGCCGCAAGCCGTGTATTGCACTTGTATCGTTCCATAGTGACGGAATAAGGAAGGAGGCGCGGACAATGAGAAAATACACGCAAAAAGAATTACGCCAGCTTGTGCGGCTGGGCGTTGCCGAAGATTACACCAATAAGCCGAGCGAATATATTTACACGCTTCGCAGGCTTGAAAAAGTGGGCTATTCCTCCGGGGTTTATGGTATCAACGGCGGACTTGTGGAGGACACCGAGACGGGGACACTATACGCCATTATCGGGCGTTGCTCTAATCTGTTTATTATATTTTAAGGAGGACTAACAAAAATGAGTAGAATAGTAGAATACAAAGGCAGGCCGTTTACTGGCTGTGAGTATGCGTTGTTGTTCCGACACGGCGACCCCCTGTGCAACGAAGCGGATCGCCTAGCCGACATTTTCGAAGAGGAATGCCACACCACAGCGGAGCGCCGCAAAGGCTATTCTAACGGCAACTGGAAAGTTTACGAAATTGCAAAGCGCTATTTTCTATTTGTTTACAACGAAAACGGCGATTTAGCATTTAAAGGCACTAGCAACAGCGCCGAAGCATTGCGCAAAAGATGGTACAAAACTGCCTATTTGCCTAAAGGCGCTGTTAAATATACCAACCTCCCCGAATTTTGCTAAGAAGGAATTAATAAATGTATCTAATATTAACTATAATCTTTTTACCGATCTTGGTCTTGATCGAATGCGTGAAACTAAACAAATAATTATATACCGTCTCAGGCTTCCACCTGAGGCGGTTTTATTTTGCCTCGGGGTCTGTCATCGCCGATATCGGAAAACACCGCACGATGCACCGCAAGCCGTTCTACGCCCGCTCAGAATTGATTTGAGCGGGTTTTATTGTTGCGTAGTATAAATACATTCCTACGATTAAAACGGATTACACGCCGTTCTAGCCGCCTTTAATGCAAAACGGCCATTAAAACAGACACCATAAACGAAAAACCGCCAAATCTTACACGCTCAAGATCTGACGGTTTTCTTTTTTTGGTTTTTAGCTGCGCTTCCGGCTCATCCCTCAGCCGGAGCGGGAGCAACGCCCGGCGGCGGTTTGATAGTCGCCAGGCATTTTCTGATAGTCGCTCGATAGTCGCCAGCATTTCAGTAATAGTCGCTGGCTTTTCCCCGATAGTCGAGTGAGAGTTGTTCGGCTTCGCCGTCCGGCTGCGCCATAGTCGCAAGCCTGCCATAGTCGCTGGCATAGTCGCTCAAGGGTCTACCTCATAGTCGCTGGCAGACGCACCGATAACATCCTCCAAATACTTCTGCTCCAGCTTCTCCGCCGGTATCTGCTCACCGAGCTGCTGATTAGGAGTTACTACGACCTCTTGCTTGTCTTGATATCCCATATTATTCTTCATTAGGAAAATTCCAGCCACGGGATTTATCTTGCCGTTTTGCATATAATTTTCCATTTGGGCGTTCAGAATTAAATAGGCTTTTTTTAGCATGGTTCTACTTTCGGAGGGTATATAGTCGCTTTGAGAACCATTTATCCACTTCCATAAGGTAATACGAGCAATACCAAAAGCCAATGCTAAGCCTGCAACTGAGGGTTTCATGTCATCGTCGGCACAGGTTTGGAAGTATAGGGTTACACGATCATGGACATCTTCAGGCTTTTTCATGTCGACTTTAGGCCACTCCCACATTTTGAGGTTGTGTTGCAGGTATTTGCGATTGTCGCCGGGTTCAGCTTGAACGGTGCTATCTGGGCGTTTATTTCCACCTGTACCTTTAGGGCGACCACGGCCACGCTTGGGTGTTATTTCGGTTGTAGATGCCTCAGGGATAGTCGGAATGTTTTCTTTTGGTTTGGTCATGTTATTCGTCACCTCGTTTGGTAGGATTAAGAATTGAAGATATAAAAGCTTTGGTTAGTGTATAGGCTTCAACATCATCAGCGCCGGAGCTGAGAAGATCTCGGTAGAATGTAAGCGTGATTTCCGCCGTAGCCCCAATAGCGTTTATTAGGTTATGTATTTCGCTTTCAGGCATTGTTACACTCCTTTAGGTAATAGACCATAAACCGCCTTGTAGAATGCGTTTGCGTTATCGATCGTGCGGTCTTTGGCATAGTTGCGGCCTGTCGCTTCGATTGTTTTCCAAAACGCAGCCATCTGAAAATTTTGTTCAACATAGCGTTTTTCGATGTTGATGTTTGATATGTAGGATGATATGATTTGTTTTTTTCGTTCCTTGCCGACCTCGGCTGTAATCATGCCTTTAGAGTGCAGGTCATATAATTCCTTGGCTTGATAATATAGCAGCTCGGCAGCCGGTGATTGTTCGCCTTTCAAGGGGATATTTTGCGCTGCCATATGCGTTATTTCGTTGGCAGTTATCAAAAATTCGTTCGTTTGTAGCACCTCCGTTTGATGATTTCCTCGGGACAGGTGGACACGGTGGACACGGTTTTCTATATATAAGTGTTTCATTTTTCTATATGGTGTACATCATATAGAATTTTACGAAAAACTCTTTTATATTAATTCTCATGTCCACCTGTCCTAAAAGTAGAAAAAACATAGAAAGTTCTAAGGGGACACGGCAGCTGGACAGGGGTGGACACCAGAATATGGTGTCCCGATTTTGTATGCATATTGCACAAGTTTTTGGTATTGCGTTTGTGCAATATGTTCAAAATGGCAAATCGTCTGCATTTGACAGATCGCCTATTTCCTTGCGCCATCCTCGCTGCCGACCGTAGTGAGCGGTCTGGACACGCCCACATTTTACCCAGCCGGACATTTGGTTTAGTATCTTGCTGATCTCCTGCGTTTCTTTAGGCGTGAGGTCTCGCTGAAAGTCGCTGTCAGGAAATAGAGCTTCGCACTTGAGCTCTTTTATGCAGACGGTATCGCCGTATGCTTTGCGGTCGAGATAGCTTTCAATAACACCTACTCGCCAATCATCCTCCATAGCCTCGTCTTGTGCTTGCTTGTATTCTGCCAGTAAAGAACGATCCGCAAAGGCAGGCATTTTGCCTTGCTCGAATTTTACACGAGCTTCAGCCCAGCATTGGATGATATAGTCCCGGCACTCCTGCTCGTGGTCGTGGAGGTCATAGCCGTTGCTGTTGACCGTTACAGGGTAAAAACGGCGGTTGCCGGTCTTGTCTCGGAGGAACTGTTCGTTATTGGTCGTGCCGATAAAGATGCATCGGCGTGGGAACTCCATTGCATTCACATCATACGGCGGGCGGTATTTGTCCCGCTGGCGTGTTATGTACGACTTAACGGCTTCTTGCTCTTTGGTTTTTGTAAGCGCAAGCAGCTCGGCCACCTCGCATATCCACGCCCCTTCAAGCTGTTCAATAGCTTTTTGGCCGTCCATTTCGGTCACTTCGGAAAAGTAACTGTCGTTAATGGCAAGCCATTTAACAAGAGTCGACTTGCCCTCGCCTTGCTTCGTACCTATAAGGACAGGCACATCGTCGAATTTACAGCCAGGGATATAAAGCCGGTTTATGCCGCCGGCGAATATAAGGCGGCTGACCTCACGGGTATAGGCCGTGTCCTCGACTTTCGCCCATTTCGTGAGGAAGTGAGCGCAGCGCTCTGTGCCGTCCCATTCGAGCGTGTCGATGATGTCCTTTATCGGGTTATACTCCCGCTCTTTCCATAGGATGCGCAAAGCGTCGGAATGTTTCTTGTCGCTGTATAGGCCGTAATTCGCTTCGCAAAAATTGCGGCTTTGAGCAGCGTCAGCGTCCGACCATCGGCATATTTCGCCGTTATGCGTGATCTCGGGGGAATTGCGCAACACATTAAAGCGAATACTGCTATACTCCATACACCCACGCATGATTTTGAGGAAATTGTCGATAGTCGGAACTGGCACGCCTTTATCGTTAAGGCGCAGATCTAAATCATTGGTAGTCTGCGCCTGCGACATCTTAAAATTTGCTTCAAGCTGCTTGCCCTGTTGCCGGTATGCGCCGAGCTGACGGTTGACTACCGTCTTAGCGCCGACCTCCGCCGCCCTTACTTGGAGCAGCGCCTGTATGCGCTCCCGCTCGATCACATCGGGGATGTCGAACGAAACTAACACGGAGTTGATAAGCTCGGTAGCCGACATATTGGCTATGGCTTCATCCGTTAATTGGTTGCAGTCAATTAGTTTTGCCAAACGATCCCCTCCTACGAGTAAAGCATTAAACGATAAGCAGCGCTGTCAAGCTCCTTACAGGCGATAACATAGCGCTCATCAAGCGGCTCTGACGGGTCTTTAGGCTTAAAGTCTCGCTTCCACTTATCGAGTGTGGCATACACCCAAAGCAAATTGTCATAGCACCTTTGTTTTTCTTTCTCGGCTTGCTTTCGCCTGTTACGCTCCGCAACAACGGCGTTATAAGCTGCGGTTATATCTCGAGTTTCACGAAGCGTCATTTTCCTGTCTAAGGCTATAGGCAGGTTAAAGTCGCTGATAAGTTTTTGCATAGATTGTTTAAAACTGAGATTAAACAGTCTGCCCGTAAAGTCGATAATATCACCCGACCAGCCACAGCCGAAGCAGTGAGCCATGCGGCGGTTTTTGATTTTGAAAGAAGCTGTTTTTTCATTATGAAACGGGCATCTTGCAAAACCCATGCGGTTAAATTCAAGTCCGTAAGCTGCTGCTACGGCATTGAAATCAAGTGTATCTTTTATTAATGTACTGAATTCAACATTCACTAAACATCATCTCCTCCAGCATCTCCCGAGCTTCACGGTGGAGAATATCGTGAATGAGCCGCCCGCTTGTGCGCTGTCGGCAGAAAATGAGCTGGCAGCGGTAGCGGGCAAGCCACGCAAGTATTGAGGCGGTGAGGGCTTGCGGCAGCATCTGACTGCGATAGTTGCCCGTATACACATCCTCCCATGTGCCGTTTTCGATGAGCAGGTACATCTTAGCTCCTGCGGCTTGCGCTCGCTCAAACTCACGCTCGAAGCGCTTGCGCCCGCTGCAATAGCATTGCGCAAGCTCCCCGAGGTCCATCTTTCGCTCAATGGCGACATTCAGCGTCAGCCACTCGCCGTTAATGGGCACTTTTGCCGAATAGTCGCCAAAGTCGAGCTTACACCGTTCGTGTTCGCAGTTCATGTCGTTGAGGCGCACTCTGAGGCGTAGTGTGTCCTGTTCTCGTGTATCGACAAGCACAACCATACCTTTGAGTGCATCTTCTATCTCGTGCGGTGTCATGGGCTTAGAACGGCAGATCGCTGTCGTCATCCTCAACATCGGTGAATGTCGTCGTGGTCGTTGCTGTGGTCTTCTTTAGGGGCTTGTCCTTGGGCATCTTGAAATTGGAGCTGCGGATATCCTCGGCGGTGGTAACCGTGCAGCACTCGGTGCTCCAGCCGGTGTTGCCGTTGTACTCCCATTCCCTGTTGCGGAACAGAACGCCGATGCCCTTGTTTTTGAGCTTGGTTTCGTCCCAGTCGAAGTGATAACCGGCGTTGGTCTCCTCAAGGCAGGCTATCAGGTTGTTAAAGCTCTTTTTCTGACTGTCAAAATACTGATTGTTTTCGTTGGGGATGTTGATACGGTAGCTGCCACGCCATTTCTTGTCGTTAGCGGTATTGGCGCGGTAGTCGGCAGCGAAAAAGCCCTTGTGTTCGCCTTCGGCGATGTCGAAGTCGATTTTGAGCACTTCGCCCCAGTCGTATGTAAGCACCTGTGCATCCATGATTTTGGCGACATAGCCGCCCGCTGGAAGCGTCTCCCTCGCTACCGTTCTTTCTGCTTTGAAACCGTTATATGATCTGATCATTTGTAAAAAATCCTTTCATTAATTATTCTTCGATGTTCATTTCTAAGGGGCAGCTGCCTCCGACAAACTTGTTTGGGAACTGGCACACCTCGCCGTTAAGGCGGCAGCGATTAGTGTTTGAATTGAAATAATAACACTGCTCGCAGCATATGTGTGCCTTGCCTTGGTTGTCGATTGGAAAGAATATTGTAGCCGTGTATGTAGCCTTTATATAGCTGCTTATGCCGTTTTCAAATTTAGCCATATCACAGCCCCCAATATTCACGAACGGTCGTATCGACCGCTTTTAGGTCGTTCTCTATCTCCCTTTCAAACATACCCTCGGGGGATTTGCTAATATCGCTACCGTCCGACTGCGTGAGAAACAGGTGCTTGCCGTCACGCACAACGCAGCGGAGCACGACAGTCGACATACCTTCGATGCATACTTTTTCACTTAGCAGCTTGCCTATCGTGCGGATTTTCGTTTCGCCGAAGTCGGTGGTATCCTCGTGGATGGTGATGTAAACAAGCACATCCTCCGGTAGCTCGGTCTTGATGAAGGTCAGCAGCCCCCAAAAGCTATCGGCTATGGTGTTGTAGAGATCAAACGAGCTTGCCCCGCTCTTAGGTGCACTGTGGCCACGCATAAAAGCGTTGGTCATGAGGTAGCCTGCATCATCGATAACCGCTGATTTTACAGGCATTTTCTTAAGTCCGTTCTTGATTTTGTTCACATCGTCCGTTGTGATTTCATATTTGAATTTTGAGCGGAACGGCAGGCGCTTACCGATAACATTTACAAGGAAAATTTCATCTTCCTTGAAGTTTATCAAACTGCGGCTCTTGCCGCTCCCGCTCTTGCCATAGATGATTATGCACTCGCCCATGTAGTTTTACCTCCTTACATAGAGTGGATAATTATTCATGTTTGTTTATTCTGCGTTTACGCTTCAAGTAACCCGCCTTTAGGAATGAACATACATCCTTGCCGTCTTTTAGATATTCTTTCTTTGCCTTGTTTTCTTTGCACAAAGCGGCGTATTTGGCGCAAACCGAGTGACAGCCTACCCGCCGATCAGGGCAGTCAAGGCATTGGGAAGCGGTCATCTTTCAGTATACCCCCACTGCTTTTTCTCGGTGCTCGGCCAGAACTCCTTGCACCAGCCGCTAGGCTTTTTACAGGGCGTTGCGCAATATTCACAGCAAAAAGGATAATATGTGTTTTCGCTTTTGCGGCATATTTCCTGTATTGCCAGTGCCCACGGGACGATAACTTCTGCGCAAGCTCTGTTTATCGCTTGGTGAGCCTCTGCGTCTTTGACATTCATGTCATATTGCGTATATCCGCCCAGCGTGCCTATCAGGCGGTCTTTGAGTTTTTGAATATCGTCCTTGAGCTTCTGCCCGATGGTCGCCAGTTGGTCTTTGACTTTCTGTATGTAGTCTTTCATAAATCGTATCCTTTCTTAATTAATCCACTTTATCACCGTGTCGCCGGTGTAGCCCTTTTGCCACACAAACCATGCGTAGGCTATCGCCGAGCCACCATTGGCTTTTGCTTTTTCGAAGTCGCCGTTTTTGGCACAAAGCAACCTGCTTGAGGCAACATATACGCACTTGGGGGGGTATTTCTGGAAAAGTTCTTTTCGAGCTTTACCCTCAAGGAATTGCAGCTTAAGGAACATACATACCTTGTAGCCGTCAGCCACTGTGTCTATTGCGTGCTCCACAAACTCTCTGGCGTACTTATACGGCGGATTGGTTACTACATCGCCATAAAAGCGAATGTTCTCTTCGAGAAAATCTACGCCTCCGCAGCCATAGCCCCGATTGACAAGGTCAGTCGCCTTAACATGGTGTCCATGACTGCGGAACACTTCGGCAAGGTGTCCCCCGCCGCAGGCGCATTCCCAAATATACGCATGAAGTTTTTCGACTTCAAGCAGCAGCTCAGCTGCTTTCGGCTCGGTAGCATAGTAGTCGTTGCTCTCCCGCTCTTTGTCAGTGTGATTGCTTGCCCCCAGCGTCTTGTAGACACTGTTTGCGTTGCCTACCCAATCGTTCACAAGTCCACCCCTTTCATCGAATAAACCAAATCTTCCGCTTTGCAAACCTCGCTGCCGATAAGCTCGGCAAACTCGGCAAGGGACAGCTCGTCCCGCTTACCGGCAAAGCAGTCTTCGCAGTACCAGCCGTTTTCGAAACTGTATACCGTATCATACGGCGCAAGCTCAGCGCCGCAGTCTGCGCATCTCATGTTTTGCCGTCACCTACCTCATCTAAGAAGCTAAGCATTGCCTGTGTGTCCTCGCATTCGTGGTTTTTGCCGTTGACGGTAACAATGTAGCTGCCGTCTGAACGGCGTTCAATGCGTGTTACAGTATTGTCCATGTTGCCCACCTCATATGTCGTCTTTGGCTCGGTGCAAACTGCGGTCAGAGCTGAAACCGTCGGGGTATCTGGCTTTGAGTTTATCCACATTCATTTGTAGGATAGTTTCAAGGTCGCAGCTAATAGCATGTGCGCCTACCGCAAGATACCACGCTATGTCGCCGAGCTCTTTTGCGACATGCTCAAGGTCGATGTCGTGCCCTTGATAGCAACACTTTTTGACTATGTCAGCGACTTCTCCGCTTTCTCCGCACAACCCGAGAGCAGCGTTAAACAAAAGGTCGCCCGCCGAAAACTTGTCCATCTGCGATGTCCGCAATGCGGCAGCTTGATATTCATTGATCGTCATTTTCATTCCTCCTCTTGCCCTCAGCGCAGTAGAAGTCAGGCTGTACGATGCATTCACAGCAAACACCGTGGGAGCAGATGATGTAGCCTATACTTTCGTAGCTGTATTCACAGTCCTTGCACCGCACTACCCGAACAGCGTCTATTTTGGGGGCTGCTTCGAGCAACTTAAACGGTATTACTTTGGCGGCTGAAGCATCTTCAAGTCTTTCTTGAATACAGTCACAGGCATCATTCCAGCCTCGATTATAGTCGCTGAATGTCTCGGGCTTCTCTGGGTCCTTATCATACGGGTGTTCGTCTATGGCGTAGTTTGCTATGCATACCGCCAAACCACGCTCAATATATTCAGTCATTGTAAAACTTCCTCCCGAAGATAAGTTCAAGCGTCCGCAGGACTGTGTCGAACTCTTGCTCTTTGAGCCACAGTTCTTCGTGTTTGGCTCGCAGCGCCTCGATTTCTCTTTTGGATTTTTTAAGCTCCTCCTGTGACTGGCAATACATTGCCTCGTAATTAGGGGCGCAGGTTTTGTTATCGTTCATCGTTAGTCCTCCTGTTCCAATCATCGATCACTTGTTCACAATTGTGTCCGCTCGGATAGCCTGCCGGGGGGTGGTGGGCAATTGGGGTTATTGCATTTTGCCATGTACATAGCGCCGCCGCTGTGCCAAAACTCAATAACTATGTTTTTACCGCCGCAAAACGGGCAAGGTTTAAGTCGTTCCATCGTGTTCCTCCTCAGCAATGTATTTTTCCCAACACAGGCGGCACTTGCTAACGCTCATCTCGGGTATTTGGGCGCATTTAGCCTGATAAATGTCGGAACTAGGGCAGATAAACTGCGCCGCATAGTTCAGTATCCGATCTGCCGCTTCATCGAGCAGCGCTCTTTTGCTTCTGCTATGCGTCCGCCGTAGTGCTTTTATAATTTCTTTATCGGTCATTGCTTCTCCTTTCATTCATCAAAATATCGTTTATCATACGGCATAAAACTGTTGCCGCAATATCGCTGTAGTTCACGGTCTAAGCATTCCTTGGTGTACACGCATTCTTTGTCGTCCTTGAGGTCGTCGGAAAACGCCTTGGCAAATTCCATGTACACCGCTGATAGCGTGTGTTCAAAATCCTTCAGCCGCTTTTCACCGTAGCCCATGCGCCCGAGTGCTATGGTCACAAAATCCAACATCTGCTGGCGGGTAATTCGCCTTATAGCGTATTCACGGGCGGCACGGGCGGCGTCCAGGCGTTTGGCGTATGCGTTCTTAGGCATCGACACTGCCCCACTGTTCAGCCATTGCGGCGGCTATGCCAGCACTGAATTTGCTTCTTGCCTTAGATGCCCCGCCTTTGCGGCTAACTCCTGCTTTATCGGGGTTGCCCTTGTTTGCGCTCGTGCCGCACGAAACAAACGGCTTATATTCCGTCAGAATGTTTGTAGGCTCAAGCGGCGTTACGCCGAACTCCCAAAGATAGGTTTTCTTTGAAAATGGGTCTCCGTATTCATACGGCTGCACGACTTGCGAATGTTCCGGCATTTCAAAAACACGGGACGGCACAGGGTTTTCAATTGCGATTTTTCCGATGCCAAAATACCCGTATAGATAAAAATGCATGAAGAATAGTTTGCCTTTCAAGCCGGCAGCAAAGCGTTTATAGTCAAGCTGACCTTTTCGGGGGTACAGTCGGCAAGCACCGGCGTTGGAGATGAATGTACAGGGTGGATGGGCAATAGCCAAGTCCCATTTGCCCACATCGTGTTGCTTACCATCCATCGTGGTTATCACCCCCCCATCAAGGGCGGCAATGGCATCGCCGAGTATGTGCCATTCAGGGTGACCGCCGGACGGCTCTTGAATATCGTAGCTGTACGCTTCATGCCCACGCTCTCGGAACGCCTTACACACGGTCTGGCTTTCCTCGCAGGCTATCAGAACTTTCATTCGAACCCCTCCATTTCTATCTGCCCGGGCAAAACGCCGTCTTCCATCCACCAATGATAAACATCTATTGGGCTTTTCCATGTGCCCGTGCTATCGTCTTTGCCCTCTGCCTTGCGGGCTTCGAGCATCCGTGCAAACGCTGAAATATACATATTTCTGTATTTCGGAAATGCGGCGAACTCTTTCGTTCGGCTTTTACCTGCCATTGGGCAACCTATACAGCCGACACGCTTAAATCCACAATCGTATAATGGATTCATGCATAGCTTTTCTGCATTGGCGTATTCCCAGGTTTCATCGTCAGTCCAATCGATTATAGGATTAACAACTCGCTTTGCCCTGAGTGTACAAGCTTCAAAAAGCTGCCGTTTATCATCATTATCTGAGAGTAACATTTTGTTTTTCTTGTCCGAAGTAATGGTCTCAAACTGGCTGCGGTTTTTCGCACGAGCCGAGCTTTCACCCCACCGAATACCCGTGGCTATCATGCGTCCATTGCCGGTCGTTTCTTTCAGCACTGCGCAGCAATAACGGGCAAGGCGTGTAGGCGGCATCTTCTTGATGGGGATTAATTCCCACATAGATGTTGAAATGCCCTTGTATTTCGGATAAACGATTTTGCAGTCGATGCCGTCGTTTTCCCATTTTTTGAATTGGCTGCGAATGTGGTAAACCGTGGGCGGCGCATCTGCCGTAGTGTGGCTGTTAACTATTTCGATAGGAATTTTTGATTTGATAGCCAAGTCAGCAAGAACTTCGCTATCCTTGCCGCCTGAGTATGTAATCATCAGGGGCTTACCGTAGTATTTCAGCGACATTTCAGATCCGATTTTCAGCCGTTCTATCGCTTTATCGACCTTATCCATTTGCCGCCTCCAGCTTCATAAAGCACGCCCAAAATGTGTTCATTTTTTTGCCACTATGATGCCCGAAGAGCGGTTTTTGGCCGATCGCTTTCCAAACATCAGCGGCGGGTATTTCCGTTTCGCTCCACTTGAAAATGAGAACTCCATCGGGTTTTAAAACCCTCATACATTCTTCAAATCCGTCATGAATCATTTGTGGCCAATTCTCCGTGAGTTTCCCATATTTCTTGAAAGTCCAGCTTGTTTCTCCGACATTCTTGAGATGTGGCGGGTCGAATACCACAAGCGAAAAAGAGCAGTCAGCGAAGGGAAGCGCCGTAAAGTCTGCAATCACATCAGGATGGACGATGCATTTTCTTTCGGATTCTCTTACAGTTGACTTCCATATGCCGGTGTATTCTTCGTCCCGCTTATCGCAAAAAACGGCAGCGGGATTTTGCTTATCAAACCAAATTGTTCGGCTGCCGCATGTTACATCAAGTATCTTTTTGTTCATCCCGCCGCCTCCCATCTGTAAACTTCCGTCTTTACAGCGCCAAATTTAACTGCGTCGGCGTGGCTCTCAAAGTAGATGTCAAGAACATTGCCTTTAACGCCGGTGTCTTCGACTATGTATGTTTTGCCGTTAATGAACAGCTTTGTGCCCATTGGGAACACGCTGAGGTCGGCGGCTATCGTCTGCCCCTGTTTGGCTCGCTTGCCGCTGGCAGTGATACAGTCATCCTTGCCGCAGCAGTAGGAGCAGCCACAGTATGCCGTGAGCCACATTCTGCGTGGCTCTGACAGCCACTGCTTAGGCTCGTACACACACAGCCCCTCGGTATTAACCTCCGGCGGTATCGCCTCTGGCTCGCTCTCAGCAGCCGTCACCGTGGCGTATAGCACCATTGCCGCCATAAACACGGCGCAGATTATGGTGATGATGATCGATAGATGTTTACTGCTCATCGTCTGCACCTGTGATTTTTCTGAATATCTCATCGTCGTACTCGAGCAACGACTTAACATATGCTATCAGCTCCTCCGGCATTTCGGCGTAGGCTTCCTTCGCTGTTCTGCCCTCAATTACCGGTGCGGGGGTGGCTTTCCATTCACCGTCGCCGTACTTCTGCTTCAGTTCCTCGGCGTTTGTGAAATTGGGATACCAGCCGGATAATTTGTCGGAAACCTCGTTGAAGCGCTCCTCTGATATTGGTTCGTTGAAAAGCATAAGCTTTGCGCCTTCAAGGTCATAGCAGAACAAGCAGCGTGAAATGCCCTCGCATTTACGGCAGTGCTTGGAATTATTTATGCCGTTGCTGGAGCTGACGCCGTTGCTAGAGCTGACGCCGTCGCCGGCGCTGACGCCGTTGCTGTAGCTGACGCCGTTGCTGTAGCTGACGCCGTTGCTAGAGCGGACGCCGTTGCTGTAGCTGACGGCGTTGCCGGCGCTGACGCCGTTGCTAGAGCTGACGCCGTTGCTAGAGCTGACGCCGTTGCTGTAGCTGACGGCGTCGCTGTAGCTGACGCCGTTGCTGTAGCTGACGGCGTTGCTGGAGCGGACGCCGTTGCTAGAGCTGACGCCGTCGCCGGCGCTGACGCCGTTGCTGTAGCTGACGCCGTCGCTGGAGCTGACGCCGTTGCTGTAGCTGACGGCGTTGCTGGAGCGGACGCCGTTGCTAGAGCTGACGCCGT